TACCGGGGGGGGGTGGTCTGGAATTTTTAAGGGTCACACACATGGAATTACCTTTACACTGTGTGTCTAAATTTTTTGGAAGGTAGGGTTGTTGGTATTTCTTTAGTGGTATATATAGATATTTAATAGATTAGGGGTGTATATATGAATATAAGCCTGATGGATCTTGCCGAGTTTTTGTTATGGTGTGGGTTTTTACTGGTAATGGCGAGTTATATGTTGTAAATTCTGCCCGGTTTTCCGGTTTCCCTACTCAACCGGGAGAAATTTATGTGATTGGAGGTCACTTATGAAAAAATTAAGTGAAGTTTAAGTTGAATAACCTTGTTAGTCAAGTAAATTATTGTTGACAGATATAAAAAAAATGATGTTATAGACTGAGATATGAAGATATTACAAAAAATAGAGGCCGATCCGTTCCTCAAGGAACTGGGCCTGCACGAAGACCGTTACCGTCTGCCATATAGAGACATAACACGGGAGCTTAATGCCTATCAGAACAGCAGAGAAGACCTGTTTTATGAGCTTCTTGCGGAGACTACTGAACAGGACTTCTATCTTTTCTGCTGGTGCGTACTTGGTCTTCCCGTAAACAACCCTTTTCTCCTTTCCAGAGCGTACGAGATACAGGATAACGAGGGTAAGGACGGCCTTTACCTGTGGTCACGGGAGCATTGGAAGGCCCTGAGCTTTGATACTCCGGTAATGACCTCTCAAGGGTGGAAGAAACACGGGGAATTAAAAGTTGGAGATAAAGTTATAGGCAGCAGCGGTGAATATGTGAATATCGTAGCGAGGACTCCGGATTTTGTTGATGCGGATCTTTATGAAATAGAGTTTAATCATAAGTATAGGATAGTCGCTTCCTCGAATCATTTGTGGGAAGTGGAGAAGAAAAGCCGTAGGAGAATATCCGGTACAAAAAACAAGAGGGTCGGAAGAGAAAAAGTAATCATGACATCGGAAGAAATCTTTAAGCATGGTTTTGCCCAGGATAATAGGTTGTCTCTCGAAAGCGTGTGTGTAAAATATCGGCAGAAAAAATATCCGATACCACCTTATCTTCTCGGTGTCTGGCTTGGAGATGGTCATTCAGCAGGAGGCAGGATCACGGGGCAGGACTCAGAAGTTTTTGAAAAGATTGAGGAGCTCGGATACAAAGTACATGACACTTCCAAGGACATAACAAAATCAATCCACGGGATAGTAGGTATACTGAAAAAACTCAACGTATTTAAAAACAAACACATCCCTGAAGAATACAAGATAGGAAGCATAGATCAAAGGTTGGAGCTTGTGAGGGGCTTGATGGATACGGACGGAACCATTAACAGCAGGGGTACGGCTACATTCACCAATATAAATAAAGAATTGTGTGAGGGCCTCTATGAAGTCCTTGTCAGCCTTGGGTTGAATCCATCCATAAGAGAGCATAAGGGTAAATCCTGTTCAGCAGATTATATATTTTACAACGTATCCTTTAACCCTCGGAAAGAGATGAATCCTTTCCATATCAAAAGAAAAGCAGACAGAGTTAAGTTCGAAAATAAACCCAAGAGAAGATTTATAACTGGAGTCAAGACTCTCAAAAAAGGATCTCATAAAGTAAATTGCATAACAGTTGATGCCCTTGACGGAATATATCTTGCCGGTAAAGAGATGATAAAAACTCACAACTCTACCTTGCTGACATTCGCACTGAGGCTCTGGAAGCTGGTAAGAAGACCTGAAATTACTCAGGCGTTATTCTCAAACTCCATTAAACTTGCAAGACCGCACTTTAATTTAATAAAACGTACATGTGAAACTAACCTGCTGCTGAAGAGAGCGTGGCCACATATCTTCTGGGATGCCCCTCAGAGCAACAGAGAAGCCACCTGGTCCCTTGAATCCGGTCTGTTTTTCAAGACTACCAAGGGGAAAGATCCCGGACTTGGTGCTTACGGACTGATAGACTCTATGCCTACGGGTGGACACTTCAATGAAAAGGTGACAGATGACCTTGTAGACCTTAACAATGTGGGAACTTCTTTCATGATGGATAAGGTCAAGGAAGCCTTTAGGATGTCCGATAACCTTGGATCTGAATTCGGCGGGACCGTAGATACGGTAATAGGGACGAGATACAGGTATATGGATCTCTACGAGGAGCTTGAAGCCTCAGGAGTATATAGGGTGTCGATCATTCCCGCAGAGGTGGATGACAAAGGAGGGCCTAAATTCGGAGGCTATCCGGTGTTTATGAGCAAAGAATCCCTGGACAAGAAGAAGATTAAGCAGGGTTCCAACTATTACGCACAGATGTTGCAGACTCCTTTACAGGCGGGCACAGCAGCCTTCAAACAGGAGTGGCTGAAGTTCAAGGACTCTGTGAATGAAGAAGGACATTATTACATTCTGGCAGATGCAGCGAGCAATCCAGAGCTTTCAAAGACTCCGGACAAGCTGGACTTCACATGTTTCTGGCTGATCAAGACTCAGCCAGGCAGGAAGATAAAGATTGTAGATTGCGTGAAGGACCGTATTGGTCTTAAAGAAAAGTGGAATATTTTGAAACAATGGCACGTGGATTACAACATAGAGCTTACAGCGTACGAAGAGTATGGCCCTCAGAAAGACTCGGAGTTCTTTTTGATAAAGATGGATGAGGAAAGATTCTATTTCCACATTAAACCGCTGAGGGAGAACAAGAAAGAGAAGTCTGAACGTATCGGAATTTTAAGAGAATTTTTCTCAGAGGAGAAGATCATTCTCCCTAAGAGTATATTAAGGTTGACTAAGGCCAGAGGAGTTGTGGATCTTATTTCAGAGTTCATTGATGAATACCTGAAGTACCCCATGACAGAATATGACGATATGCTGGACAGCCTGTCAAAGATCTCAGAGGTAGACCTTCTCTATCCCAATGCGGAAGAAGAGGCAGAGGAAGAGGAAAGGTATTATCAATCCCCTCTTGAAGAGGAAGAGGGATCAATAGAATGTTTTTGGGGTGGACTATGAGCGAGCAGGAAACACTACAAAGAGTCAAGGAACGTTTCTCCGAAAGCTATGGGACTTTAAACCATATGCTGCTGAAGATGAAAGAGTCCCTTGATATGTACTCAGGGAAACAGTGGACAGAGAAGGACGCAGCAAACTCTATGAAGAAGAATATTCCCCCGCTGGTTAAAAACTTTATATCAAGGAACGTGAACGTTCTGGTAGGACTTCAGAGACAGAACAAGACAGCCCTCAGGTGTCACCCTGAAGAGACCGGAGATAACATTGCAGCTTCTATAGCCTCAAGGCTCCTTCACTTCACCATGAGAAAAGGCAACGGCTATGTGGCTACGAGTGAAGCTTTTAAGGAACAGTGTATCATGGGGCTATCATGGATTACTCCTTATGTGGACTTTTCAGAAGATGGGGTCAACGGGGATATAAGGATCAAGATGGAGTCAGCCTTTAACAAATTCTTTGATCCCCACACAAGAGAGGTGGATCTTTCAGACTGCGGGTATATGGTCAACAGACAGGTTATATCCAAACAGAAGGCCGTTATGATGTTTCCCGATAAGAAGGCCCTGATAGAAGGCAGCAACGCAGACTATAAGTCAGACTACTTCGTAATGGAACACACAGGGCTAAAGAACCTTTGTATGATTAAGGAGCTATGGGAAAGGGAACTGGTCCCATATTACACAATAATCGTGGACGGGCAGATGCTGACTATCTCAGAAGAGAACTACAGGAAGAATAAACAGTACATTGATCAGCTGAAGGTCCTTGCAAACTACGATGAAGTCAGGCATAACCGCAGACAAATGAGACTCACCACAGTATTAAATGACAACATTATTCTCTATGACGGCAAATCACCCTATGAAGGAGACATGTTCCCTTCTATTCCGTGCTTCGGATTCTTTACCAAAAGTCAGGAGCTATGGAGCCAGAGACTTACGGGGATCGTGGAAAACTTGAAGGATAGCCAGAGAGAAATAAATAAATGGTCAGCCAATCAGATGCACTACGTCTTAACTTCTATCCACTCAGGATGGCAGATGGATAAGAACGCAGTAGATGACAAGAGAGTATTATCCAAAGGTATGTCTACCCCTATTATTGAAGTGAATCCCGGGAAGAGGCTTGATAGAATAGCCCCCCCTCAGCTGCCCTCAGCTTTTATAGATATGGGACAGAGAGCAGCGGATGACTTCATGAGACTCGGCTTAAATGCCGATGCTTTAGGGATGCAGTCTGGATCAGAGTCAGCACGACTTACAAAGCTCAGGCAGATGCAGGGACTGGCCACAGTAGGAGAACTCACTGAGAACTTTAATTACGCCTTTATGCAGACCGGAAGGATGGTTCTGGGTATGATCTTTCAATTCTACGGGATTGAGAAGATTATGAGAATTCTCGGGGACGAATTCCAGGGAGTAGCAGAAGAGCATTTAAGACAGGTTAAGGACATCAAGTTTGACATAGAGATTGATGACACTACTTACTCACCGACACAGAAGATGATAAGACTCGAGACTCAGCTTGAGATGCAGCAGTACGGCGTACCAGGGCTTGAAGCAGAAGACTTCTATGACAACCTTGACATTGACGCACTGGATTATATTAAACTCAAACAGAGAGCAGAGCAGAGAAAAGCACAGGAAGCACAGCAGGTCCAGAAGCAGCAGCAGATTGAAGAGGCGTTGACCGCAGCGAAGATCAGGGGAGAGGAAGCCAAGGCTGATAATCTTGATGCACAATCCCTTTTAATGTCGCAGAACGCCATTCACCAGGCTTCAGAGACCGCAGCTAAACAGGCAGGACAGGAAGCAGAAGAGGAGGTAATGATTTGAAAGATAAGATGAGCGTAGAGGGGATCTTCTTTGATCTACCTGACAACTGGAAAGAAATCACAGATAAGATATTCGAGGAAGGTGGACATTATACAGAAGCCTTTCTTGCCCTGGGCCTCAGTGCCATTGAGCATGAAGTAGTAATGGATGCCGATGAGTACATGGAACATTTCTGTAACGGTATGGCCAAGAGTGAAGCCTACTGGTTCAAATGGGCCCGGGAGAACCTGAACAACAAGGATGCCAATATCAGCCTCTTCAAGGCTGCAATGGATAGAATGTTTAACTGGAGTAAGAAGCTGGATAAACTCAAGCCTGAGGATGATTCTAAAAAACGGTTTCTTATTTCAGAGAAAGAAAAGTACAAGAAAAAATACTTACAGGCAAATTAAAAAATAATAAGGAGAATTCTTTATGAAAGATTCAAATGGCGACAACGGCCTCGGAACGGTTGAAGAAGTAGTTATTCAATACTCGGAAGTAGAAGGTGGCGATACCGGAGGAGATACAGGTGCGGAGCAATCCTCAGCTGAACCTTCCCAGGAAAGCTATTCTCAACCGGATGTATCAGAACAGCCGACTGGCGATGATATTCCAAATGACGTAAATGGACTGATGCAGACTGTTCACAATTTAAGAGCAGAATTGCAGCGGAAAGAAGAGTACACTAAGTTTCTCAGAGAGTCCATTGACAGCGGGGCTATGACCCCACAGCAGGCACAGCAGGCACAGAACCAGTTTGATCTGGATGATGATGTTGTTCCTTTTGCTGGAGATGTCAAAAAGATGATTGATGCGAAAGTGGAGCAGCGTTTAGCAGCAATGAAGATGGAATTGATGGAGGAGACCGCAAGGGAGCAGCTACAGAGTCTGGCAAATGAAGCAAGGGCTAAGGACCCTGAGTTTGACAAGCGAATGGACATGGCGGTAGATCTTCTAAGAGATCCGGCTTATGCCTCAGCCTTTAACAGACTGCCTCTGTCAGGCAAGGCGAGACTGGATTTCCTTGAGAAGATCGCACCCTTCCACCCTAACTACTCAGCAGCAGCTCCACGGAATTCAATGGCTCAGGACACTATTGATAAACTGAAGGCGAACTCTTTAGTCCCCCCTACTCTTGCGAGTATGGGCAGTCAGGGCTCCACGATGAAGTCTATAAATGACATGACAGAAGAGGAGTTTGAGGCTCACTATAATAACGTGTTGAAGCAAGGCTAAGGAATAAGATTTAAGGATACTAATATGACTATTGGACAAACAACCAGTGCCGATATATCGAAAGAAGTAGATGCGTTTTATGATAGGGTACTTCTTAAACCTCTCAGAAGCTCCTGGATCTACGGTCGATACGGCCAGAAAAAAGCAGTAAAGGATAACGATACTGCGAGATTCTCAATCTATCCGGTTCTGGGAACACAGCCCGTGGCTCTGACGGAAGGCGTAAACCCTTCTCCTCAGAAAATCTCGGTACAAAGATTCACAGCCAAGGTAAGTCTCTACGGCGGTTACGTAGAACTCACTGAGGAATGTGACATTTACAGACAAGACCCTGTTGTTGCAGAAGCGACTGAAAGGATCGCATGGCAGGGAGCAGACTCTATAGACGAGATCACCCGTGATGTACTTGCAGGTGGCGATAATGTCTATAGAGCGGACGGCGTTGCAACAAGGGCACAGATTATAACCAAAATGGAAGAAGCGGATCTCCGGATCCTTGCCAGATCCATGATGGCTAACAAAGTTCCATTTTTCCGCCCCATCATACCTGCTGGTACAGGGGTTGGCACAAAGGCAGTAGCAGCTTCATGGCTGATGTTTATAGGCAATGAGGTTCACTACGATGCCGAGCAGATGACAGGATATAAACCTGTTGAGGACTATGCTTCTCAGAATGGCATAGAGGAGAACGAACTCGGTATGTTTGGAAGATTCAGATTCCTGCATACTACTGAGTCTCCTGTAGATGCTGGAGGCGGGGCTGCGGTTTCCACTTCAGGCCTTGGTTCTACAGACGGAGATGTGGACGTTCACCTTAACATCGCTATAGGTCCTGATGCCTACGGCGTTATTGACGCAGACGGCGGTATGAAGTCCATAAGAAAAGACAAGGCTGCTATCGGTGGTCCTCTTGAGCTCTATGGAACTGTTGGCTGGAAGATCCGTTACACAGCGGTAATCCTCGAGCAGGACAGGATGTACCGATACGAATGTGGTGCGACAGCTTAAGGAGGAACTATGAAATATAATAACCCTTACACCAAGAAAGTTACCGTAGCTGATCCTGCGGTAGCTTTAGATTTTGATGACATTGGATTCACGCCTTCTTATGTTAAGGTTATGAATGTGAACAACGGTGCTATTCTTGAGCATGTAAGCGGAATGGCAGACGCCTCAGCACTGTTGCTGAAGAAAGGGTCTTCTGATACCTACGCTCCAGCCCTTGTCACAGAAAATGCCATCACTTTGACTGACAGGGGATTTACCCTGGGAGTAGAAACATCTGTAAATATAGCCACTCACGTGCTATACGTTATAGCAATATAAGAGGGGGGCTTCGGCCCCTCCCATAACAGGGAGAAAAGAATGGGAAAATATAATGATGTGTTTGTCAAAAAGGTTATAACCCCCTCTACAGCAGTTGCCTTTTCAGTAGGAGTGGGTTACTACCCCGACAAAGTAGAAGTCATCAATCTCAAGAACGCCAAGAAGATGACAAGGAGATAAACAATGTCTACAAACAAACCAAAGATTTTGACTCAGGAAAACATCGTCCAAAGCCTGTACCCTCAGGTACTGACTCAGAAGATTTACAAAGCTAAAGTAATCTTTATGGGTGTACTTAGGGATGATCCTCACTATAATCAGGTGAGATCCTTCTCTGCTAATGGCAGGAGATATTCAGTAGTAGACGGTGGAATATCCTACCTTCCTGCAGAGGCCCTTGCAGCATTGCAGGACGCAGTCCCTGTTTATACGGTTCATGCCAACGAGAAACAGAAGAAAGACGGTATTGATCATGAAGATCCTTCCGATAAGTTCAAGAAGATGAAGAACCCACGATATGACATCACTATCCTTGAAGAGTTCAAGATTGGTAAGGATGAGGCGGGGAAAAACATTCTTATATCTGTTACAGAGACAGGCAAGAAGGCAGAGCTTGACAGGGCAGAGAAGGCAGCCTACGCTGCGATCAAAGCTGAGATAGAGCAGACTGTACGGGAAGAGATGGAAGAGAAGATCCGTGCGGAAATAGCTGCTGAGACAGGTTCTGTTATGGACGACCTTGAGGAAGACATGGAAGATGTGAAGCTTGTAGAAGTCTCAGATGAAGACTTTGAAAATCTTTTAAATAAGGATAAGGACGGGGAATAAGATATGACTTACGGTGAGATATATGATGAGATCTGTTTCATGTGCTGGCCTGGTGACGAACCGCCTGAAAATATTCCCGGGTTTATCAGGAGAAGAATTCTTTCAGCGAGAAGAATGATTAACCGGAACTATAATTTCTGGTTCACCCTCAAGACTGAGGCACTCCTGACAGAAGCGGAAGTACAGACAGTGGCTTTGCCGGACGACTATAAGGAGATCGAGAAGGTTTACTTTACTATCGAAGGGCAGAACTACGGCGGTCCTGTTCTCAGACAGATAGACCTTGTTGATCACATAGACCTGGGATTACAGAAAGTGGACATGTCTACTGAGTATCCTGATGCCATGCGTATAGACGGATCGAATCTTTATCTCTATCCTAAGCCCTCTCATATCCGGACGTTAAATCTTCTATACTGGTCGTTCCTTCCCACGGTGGAAGTTGTTGATTTCGATACTACGGAAGATAGTATCAGTATCTATTGCGGGCAGGCTATAATCTACCATGTTGCTGCTGACATAAAACTTCAGGAGAACGAATGGCAGACAGCCCAGTCCTACAGACAGAGATTCGAAGAGGAGATAGAAGGTGCGATGCAGGAGGATAAAGTAAGAAGATCTATTCCAGAAGCACGGGCTCCTTATCTTTAGAGGAGGAGTAATGAAGATATGCCCATTGAAATGGAATATATTATTAAGCTATCTGTGTTTATCGCTGGCATGGTTGGTGGTGTGTCTGCTTTGAGAATAGCCATAGACAAAGTATCAGTTAATCTGTTGTCAACCATCAAGAGCATGGAGGAATTAAAGGCTGACGTAAGAGACCTGAAGGTTTGCAATGACGATCTCAAAAGACACGCAGCACAGATGGAGGTTATGATGAGAGCTGGAGATGAGTTCAGAACTAATGTTGACCGGATACACGGGGACATTTATTCTAAGGTCAACAGACTCCATGAGCGAGTGCAGGCTTGCGAGACATGCAATAATTTTTTAAAAAGTGATATAGAGAGGCTGGAGCAAAAATGATTGATAGAGAACTTTACAGTGAGATAATGCGGAACAACCAGCAGTTCCCCGACAATCCCGACGACTCCGACTTATGGAAGTCCATCCAAATGGTTTCGGGAATGAGCGATAAAGAATCTCAGGAGGCTGCAAAGTTTCACTGTAACTCCCTATCTTTCTACGGACTATGCAGAGCCCATGGGTGGATCATGTTTCCTTACGGTATATGGCTTGAGAAGCTGGTAAAAGCAGATTTCTTTGACATAAGGACAGGGTGGGTGAAAGCCTCGAAGCTGAGGATAGCGGACTTGTTCGGATTCGGAGACAGGTTTAATGATCTCGTTTACGTCTATAACTATGAGACCCTGATGACTGGGAAGGGCATAGACAAAGACAAAGGGATCAATATAAAGGTATTCAGCAACTATAATCATATGAATCTCCAGGGGAAGGGGGATCATTTTATGGGCGGGTATTATATCAATGATGAATTATTTCTTGACGATTCAGGAAAGAGAGGATACAAAGTACGAGCAAGGGATGTGATCCCGAGACCAAAACTACAGTGGGGACTAATAGTATGAAAAGAATGATATTTATTTTACTGATCTTAATAGCAGCAACAGCATGGGGAAAAGAATTCGAGAGCCCTATGACTCCGTATCAGGACAATTATATTATCACGGGGGACAGAGAAGATGACCAGGTTAAGTTCCAGTTCTCTGCCAAGTATAACCTGTTCTATCCGTTCAATTCAGGTGTCTACTTCGGCTACACACAGAGAAGCTACTGGAGAATATATGACGACTCCTCTCCATTTGTCGAGACTAACTATATGCCTGAAGCGTTTTTCAGATTCGAAAGCGGTAATAACTTTTTAAAAGATAAAGTAATAGAGGGCCTTGACTTTATCCAGATTTCTCCTATATGCCATAAGTCAAACGGCAGGGACGGGCTGGACTCCAGAAGTATCAATACATACTACGGACAGATACAGCTATCCGCAGGGGATGTGTTTAATATAGGGGTGAACGTCAAAGGATTCGGCTACTGGGATAAGGCCAAAGAGAACAAAGATATAAATGATTACTCCAAAAACTATGAGGCTGGAATATTTATTAAGCACAGGAGCAAGACGGTAAAGTACCTGGATAAAGAGGAACTTCACTTTAAATTCTCGGGGGACCCTACCGACAAGGGATGGTATATGGTGGAGGGGAAATTCAGAATTCTTTCCACCTACGTTCAGCCAAAACTATTCTTTCAGTTCAGGGAAGGGTACGATGAGTTCATGATTAACTATTTTGAAAAGCAGAAGTCTTTTCGAGTGGGATTTATATTCTGAGGTGGGTTATGTTTAACTGGATGAGCAGAAAGTTTTTCATAAGAGTGATACTTTTGATGGTGATTGCCAGCTATGGTTTAAAGCTATTTGGGGTATCTTATATTACGGATACTCTGATGTTGGGTATGGTGGCACACTCTATAGCCCTGATAGGGCTGAACGCCTGGGAGAATAAGAGGGGGGAAGGATGAAGAAGATATTTATTGTATTACTTATACTGGCATTGTCCGGAATTGTTGCCTGTAAGACTCAGGCTAATCTTGAGGAAGGGGAGCCGATGACGTGCTTTCAGGCAAGATTCCTTGCGAGAGAGGGTGCTGAAACTGCTGCAACCATTATGGCAGAAGAGTGCCCTAAAGAATTGAAGAGAGAGTGGTGTCTCAAGGTCCTTAAAGAGAGACCGGAAGTCTTCAAAGACTTTAATGATTGCTGGAGACAATAATGTTAAATATATGGAATCCCGCCATACCGAGGAAGACTGACTGGTTCTACGATGTATTCAAAGAACTGAGGATAGTCAAGGGCCTGTTCAGGGAAAGGTTTGAGCTGGATCATTACAGCGAATCAGCAGAAGATCCGACAGATCCAACATGTGACGGGTTCCATAAGTTTATTACACTGAAACCGATAGTCCCTAATCTTCTACCAACCTTTCCACCTGGAGATCTTTATCCGGTAGACTGGGATAATGAAGTTGTTAAGCAGCCCACAGACTCAGGGACTATATACATGGAGACTGTTGATGGAGTACCACGACTGAGATATACTACTGAGGTCGGTGGAGAAATAATAAGGAGTACACTGCGATGAGTTTAACAGCATGGAATGAAGACATACCCTCAGATAACAATCTTGCAGGAGAGGGAAACGATGAGATCGCAAGCCTCAAGGCAAGGGTGAAAGAACGATTGGAACTTGACCACCAGTTTTCCGGAGAGCTTGATCCTCTTGAAGGGGATTGTGACGGCTATCACAAGAAAATTACATTGAAAGCTCTCGATGATGACCCTACCCCATTGACGGGAACAGGGATGTTGTACACAAAGGACGTAGATGGAATTATAGAATTATTTTTTGTGGACGAGGTGTCCGGGATAGTAAATCAATTAACAGAACAGGGGGTACTAAGCTTGAATACACTACAGAATGATATAGACGGGAATCAATACTCATTAAGGAATATGAAGTTATGGATACCGGATGGGACTGATGGAGTTATAGTAAATAGTTCGGCGGCATACAATAAAAACTTTTCTGCGAAAGGTATGATACAATTAAAAGTTTCTGCCTCTGGGCAGAATGTCATCGCCCCAGACGTAGCAGTCCCAGCAAGCTTAATTACTATTATGCCGGGTGATGTAAATATTATTTTCGGATACACTCAATCCCAATGGACTACAACAAATTCCAATAATATAACAATTTATTACCGGAAATCGGTAATAAATGTAAAAATCAATACAGCGGGAATTAATATTTATGATAAGGATTATTACGCTATAGCGGTGAAAAGTAATTCTTATCCTGCTTATCCTGCTTATCCAGTACCCACAATAGAGATTATAAAGTCATGGCCGATAGGCTCAAGTTTAGCGGAAGTATTGCCGGAGATAGAATAAATGTCATCTCCAATAATAAAACTCCCTCAAGTACCTAACAATCTCGACCCAGAGCTTAGGGACTACTTGTTGAATATAAACAAGATCCTTATTAAGAAACAGAATGAGGAGTTTGGAGGATTTAAGGAGCAAGTAGTAGACTTACTATATCCTGTTGGAGAAAGATATATTCAACTTCCAGAACCTGATGGAACATTCAGTTCTGCTAAATCCCCTGAAGTTAAATTTGGTGGTGAATGGGCTTGTATTTTTGATGAAGAAGGTGTGTTTTTCAAAACTGAAGGTCATGAGCCAACACAATATTATAAAGCTGATTCTGATGGAACTCCTACATTAACCCCTTACAGAAATGATAATGGATTAGCAGAAGATAAAATTCAATATATCACAGGGGATTTGAGAATATGGGGAGCAGCTGCAGGACCAAGTTCTTCTTATGGAACAGGGCAAGTTAGATTTATCCAAAATACAGGAAACAGGTATAGGTCAGGAGTGGGGGGAAATGCACCTTTATTCACAATAAGCCCGATATATTCACCATACAATAAATCAACTTCCAATTTAGATGGGAGAACAGAGCCAACAAATAGACTTATGAGAATATGGGAAAGGGTAGCATAATGAAATATATACTGTTAAAAGATAACAAACTTACAAAACTTGTAGCTTCTCAAAAATCCAGAACCGAATTAAATCAAGTTCTTCAATCTTTATATGATTATGATACTATTCTTGAAGTTCCTGAAAACTTTGAAACAAGAATTGGAGCTGATATAAATGAATATGATGGAAACCTTAAATATAAATCAGAAGAACAAAGAATTATTGAAGGTTTTCTTCCTGTTCCAGAAGGCTATGAAATTAAAGATGGGAAAGTTCAAGAGATTAAAGAACCTGAAAAGACACCTGAAGAAATAAGGATAGAGCAAGCAGAAGAAAACCGCCTAAGGATACTGGATGAAGCACAAGCAGAAGCAGAAGAGCTGTTGGGAAAAACACTAAATCGTATAGCAATAGAAAAATTGGTGGAAGAAAAAAATGGAAACCTTAGAGATACCAGTATTCAATAACATTATCAAAGACATCTCTCCTCGAAAGATCCCTGAGTCCGCACTACAGGATGGAATGAACATTCTCTTTGAGGATGGGTATCTCAGGGACAGGTACGGAACCTACTCTTTTTCTTACGAATTCACTGACCCTATTAAAAGAGTTGGGCTATTCAGGAAAATGTTTAATGACATCAAATACCTGATAGTCTGTACCACCAAGGACATATACGCATACAGCGAGACTGACGGGACATTTAATATTATCACAAGGAATTATAAAACAGGAACCGTAACTTCCTCGGGGACTGCGGTAACCTTGACCGGAGGAGTGTGGGATAATACTGAGTGGAGTAAACAAAACTTATATCAAATATCTTTTGACTCTGATGACCCCAACCTTTGTACCACATGGCATTTAGTTGCAAGTATAAATTCCGCTACAGAGATAGCCTTAAAGACTGCTCCTGCTGCGGATGTAACAGACTCCGTGTACTGTCTTAGACTGTGCTACGATGGTTCTGAAGATGACTCATGGAGCCTTGTATATCCTTATGACGAAGATCTTGATGAAGCGGTAATGTTAGCTACCAACAGTAAGGACTTTGTACAGAGATGGGACGCTACAGGACAGTGTGTTAATCTATCCTCATACACAAACTTCTGTAAGCACCTTGCCTACTGGGGAACAGGATCTGGAAATCATGTAATAGCTTCAGGGATCTTTGATACAGGTACTGGGTACTGGAATAAGAACGCCATGGAAGTATGGGATTCAGGACAGCTGTCAATGCTGGATGGAGCTACATACGCCCTGTATGACAATATTTCAGAGATTGTTGGGGTACTTCCACTTGGAGCAGACGGGATTGTAATCTATAAGCCGAACTCTATTTCCCTGGGGAATATAACATATTCAGGGGATCCGGCAGATCCTATAAGGATACAGGAGAACTTCAAGAGGAACATAGGGGTCCCCTGTATAGACGTAGTGGGGGTACTTGAATCTTTCCACATCTTCTTCAACGGACGGAATATCTATATGTTTGATGGGATACAGGAAAGACTTGTCGGGGACGGCAACTCAAGCTATATAGCCAACAACATAAATAAGAATAGGATCAACAGGAGCTTTTGTATATTGATCCCGGAGAAGAATTTCTATCTCCTATTCGTTCCATGGAAAACGTCAGAGAACCCTAACCTTTGTATAGTCTATAACTATAAAGAGAATTCATTCTCCTACTGGATGTTTAAAAACAGTGAGGGAGAAGAGATGGAAATAACCTCCAAGGGGTTGTTCAAAAAAAGTTACACTCCCACATGGGGATCTTTCATAGACTATCAGACTGGCACTACTACTTCAGGATCTAATGTGATAACCAGTGTGGCAGATACATCATTCTGCAAAGTAAACTACGGAGTGAAAGGTACAGGCATACCGGAACTTGCCAAGATATTATCGTTCACTTCGGACTCCATAACTATAGATCTCAATGCCACAGCCTCAGGGACGGTAGACTTAAAGATCGGTCCTTACGCCAAGGATATTAAGCTGAGATGGCAGGACTTAAAGGCCGTGGAGAACTTCCAGAGATTCGCACTGGGGACAATAGGCGGGAAGATGTATGAACTTTCAGATGAGTTCTTCAGGGATGACGAGGAGCCCATAGAGTCTACGTTTAAAACAAAGGACATGGAGCTGAATAAAGGCTTGACGTTTTTCTTCCATGAAGTTACTATCAGAGCAGGACTTCGAGACGTAGGAGAATGGATAGACAGCCCTGTATTTGTGAGGGCCTCTATGAACTACGGGAGAACATGGTCAGCATGGAAAGAGCTGCTGCTGGATTCCACAGAGGAGACACAGGAGTTCAAGGAGAAGAAAGGGTACTTCCATATGAAGGGGAAGGCCTTGACTTTAGAATTTAAAATGACCAACCCTACGAACTTCGAGGGAGTATTCGTGAAGTTCAACACAGGCGGTCAGTCTATGAGATATAACAGATGAGGTATTGATATGAGTTTTGCAAGCAAGCTTTTCGGTAAAGATAAGATGAAACAGAACGAGACCCTTAACAAGGTCCAGGCAGGGCTCAGGAATGATATGGTGGGAGATTTCGGCAGATATACTACCGGAGCCATTGATGCCCTTGGAGGTTTCGCACAGGAAGGGTACAATCCCTATGATGAGATAGGAGGGGATGAGCTTGTAAGCAGGATGAGAGATCAACTTGGCATTGACCATGCGAAAAACCAGAGAGCCTTTGCCAATTCAAACATAGGGAAACGATTTTCATATGCGAACGCTGCGGGCATGAACCAGATGAACAATATGCACTCAAAGAATCTGACAGATCTTGATTATCAGAACCTTTTAGCTAAGACAGGGTTCAGACAGCAGGGCTATCAGAACCAGAATAACGCTATCAATAGCCTTCTTCAGGGTACACAAGGAGCTCTTGGTTCTACTCAGAATATGACACAGATGCATAAGCCTGGAGCCCTTGACTACCTCGGCGGTATAGGTAGCGGGGTATCAACTTTAAAGGGGTTATTCTAATGGCACTAATGAGAAGCAGTATAGATAAATGGATGCAGCCACAACAGCAGGTACAGCAGGGACTACCACAGCCAGAAGGACCTTCAGAAGTCGATCAGTACAGACAGGCTATGAACATGGCCTCTCAAGTGGCAGGGCAGCCTTCAGCCATGGCGAAAGCTCCGGACTGGCTCCTGAAGCTGGACATGGGAGTAAACAAATTCAAAGCTAATGCGAATGATAAGCTGGAAAAGTGGGGGGATAATCTTTCAGCGATTAAATCTCTTTTAAGCGGAGGAATGTAATGGCATTTTTTACTGATACAATAAATAAACAGATAGCCACTCAATTAAATGTGGCAGATCAGATAGCTAAACAGAAACAGATGGATGTGGATAATGCCATCAAGATGTATTCTCTTGGCAAGATGTACGGAGATAATAAGCTTGAAGGTCAGGGGACCAGAGGAATGATGAATCAGGGTTTAATATCCGGACTGTTTACTCAGGGGATGGATGGGCTTAGAGGACTTGCTCAGACAATGGGAGCAGATGTCAAGGGTGTCGAGAGGCACGCACACAACGTTGACAACTCTCTTACCAACTCTTTTATCCCTGACTCTGAAGGCGGATTAACAGCAGAACAGCAGGCCCACAATGAAAGAATATCTCAGCTCAGAAACATGTCTACAACTGACAGGATCAAAGCTGCAGCCTTCAGGGCTTTCGATGAAAAATATCCTGGTGCTACTGATGAGGACAAGGAGCGGTTATTCAATCGGTTCTATCGCACCAGCAGTGGTAAAATAAAAAACAGAAAAAATCTGAGAGCTGAAGATGTCGGGGACTACCAGAGGCACAGGGCAGCCCTTGACGAAGAAGCTAAAGGGGAATTGTTTAAGGACGAGGACGCTGAACTCAGGGAAGAGATGAAGAGGCACGGCATTGATAAGATGAGTGAGTTTTCCGGATCTCACTCTAACATGAGAAACCAGAACCTTAAAATGCACAAGGCCCTGATAGATTTCTATGTTAAGAAAAAGAATTGGGATAAAGCTCAGGAAATCAACGATGCCTATGTCCAGAATGAAATGAACATAGATAAACACTGGGGCATGGGTGGCAAGAGAGAATACAAGAGTCTATTCAAGAGACCTACGGGGGCCAGAGTGTCAACGAAAACAGAAAATAAAGGTTTTAATGTCGGTGGGCAGTTTTACACTGTAGCTATGAGACCCGGAGAAGTATTGGATCCTCAAATTATAATGAAGAGACTTCAGAGCCAGAACCCTGAAGGATACGAAGCCTATAAATTAGCATTGGCTCGAGGGGAGAAGATCAATCTTATAGATGCGGATAAGAATGAAAGAGCTAACCTTCCTCATGAAGATGAGAATCTGGAGGATCGCAAGGCAGAGAAGTTTGAAGAGGATGTCAAGAAAGCTGCTGCGTGGTATAACATCACAGACGCAGGGAAGGATTCCAAATTCAACACCAGTGCTATATCAAGACCGGACGCAGACTTCTCTATCGGATTGAAGAGAGTACCAAGGCACGCAGTGATAACAAACCCTGAAACAGCCAGGGCGGTAGCGAGGTCTTTGAAAACAAGTGTTCCAGCTTTGTTAGCACGACTAAAGTCGAGTGACCCCGTATGGTTCGCTATCTGGGAAAAACGTAGAGACGCTCAACAGGCAGGATATTAATGACACTTGGAGATCTTCTCAGATCTGAAAAATATAAAACAGCTACCCTTGAAGAACAGGAGAGGATGTATTATGAACTCTTCCCCGAAGAAAAGCCTATGGTTATGGTCTCAGGTGTAGGGTTTACAGAAAAGTATTCCAAGTATGACAAACCGGGGAAGCTGGAGATAAAGGGGGTAGATCTCGGCACTCCACTTAAAGAAAAGATTCTCGAGCCAGCTTTTGAATCAACTCGGTTCAGTGGGAATACCCAAAAGTACGATAAACCGGAGAGACTTCCGATACAAGGGATAGACCTTGGAACTCCTTTCCAGGAAAATGAAGAACAAAGAGTTATTGAAGGTTTTCTTCCTGTTCCAGAAGGCTATGAAATTAAAGATATGTCTGATCAACAGATAAATGAACTTTCTCCTACCGTGAAAGGGATGTCAAACTCTATAGCTGCAAGGCTATCCGGAAGAAGACCCTGGCAATTATCTGAGGATGCTCCGTTAAAAGATAAAATCCAGTTCGCACTGGGGAAAGGTATAATGGATCTTCCTGTATTCGCAGCTATTGGTGCAGCTTCAGCCGGTCTGGGAGTGGGTCCGATGATAGGGATGGGTATTACTGGAGGTGTTTACGAAGGTCTTGATAGAGGGACGGATCTTTATGCCAGAGGACAGCACGGTACGTTAGGTCCGGAAGAACAGTATCTCGATCCCGTAGAGGAAGGATTGTCGGCAGTTCTACCTGGAGCAGGAAAGTGGATGGCAGGACACGCCCTCGGTAAAGTGGCTATGGGTGGAGTAGGAATAGCACAGAATATAGCGGGAAGGGCAGGAGCCAATCAGGTGACAGCGAAAATGATAGCTAATATATCAAAGCCAGTGGCCTATGAGTTGGCACAGAACGTAACCGTAGGGGAACTATCAGCAGTACAGCACGGGTATGAATACACGGGGGAAGATTTCCTTGTGGACATGGCGACAACCGGAGCCCTTGGAGCTGGTAACCTTGCTGGAAGAAAAGGAATAGCAATATATAAAAAAGGTAAAGGGAAACCGGAGGCGGTAATAGAATCCGGATCTGATTTACATGATTACGCAGAGGCCAAGGCTGCCAAGATTATAGATGATACAGCAACTACCGCAGCACAAAGATATTTTAAGAGAGGCGGGAATCCAGAAGAGACAGCCAATCTTACACTCAAGGCCATAGATGAACACATAGGGGGATTCGGCCACCCATTCAAGAGCCCCGAAGATATGGCACGGTTCAGGAACCAGGTATATGAACAGGCCAAGAGGATAGATGCGGACAACAATGATATTCTAAGCCTTAACCAGAAAGATGCGGTCCTTGAGGATGGCATAAAATTGTCAGATCTCGGGGCCAACACTAAGGCGAGCAGGGATAACCTCACCAAGCTTGAGAAGTTGAGAGGAGAAGAGAGAGACTTGATTCAGGAGTATGACCAGAAGGTTGGGAAGGTTTCTCCGGATGAGATAGATGCGATCAAGTTTAAGCTGGAAGGAGTGAGGAACAGGCAGAAAGAACTGTTCACTACCGAGTACAGAGGAAGGCAGACTCTTTATGGGATTATGAAAAAACATGCCAAGAACCAGGATAAGAAGACTAACCTCTTAGAGAAGAAAAGGGCTGCGGATGATATATATTATTCAGAACAATTCGGCTATGCCACTAATGGAACCAAGCACTTGCTTGCGATGGGGAAGGAAGCTGAACTCGATATGGCTTTGTCAATAAACAAGAAGGCAAGCGGGGCCATTTATGATCTGTTTGCTAAAACAATTAAGTTTGCCAACAGGAATCTTGAGACCGTGCTGGGGAAAAGAAATGCGGACGTATTTCTCTCAGCCCTCAGAGGGGCAGACGCAGTACGAACAGAAACTATTAACAGGTATTATAAGATCCTTGAGGAGTACAGTAAGAGCATGACCGCTGCTGAGATCAGGGTAGCGACTATCTCAATGATAATGAAACAGCAGGCATGGGGAAAGAGGAAAGGAGCGGATGGAAAAACTGTTAAGGGAGAGGACGGCAAAGCCATAAAGGAACTTGTCAATGTAGGAATGAAGAAGCTTGCAGCTATGAAGGAGTACGGTTATGTTACAGAGGCTGAGCTTAATGCTGCAAATAACCTGAACCAGAAACAGCTTGAGTTCGTAGATGCCTCGAGAACTATGCTGGATGAGATATGGGTAACTACTAATAAAGCCAGGAAGATCATGGGGAAGAATGAGATAGAACCTTTACCTGATTACTTTCCCTTGGCCAATGACATAGATAACATGGAAATATTCGGAGCCTCTAAGGTCCGGGGTTCTAATATAGGATGGCTGGATGATATGCCGTTCAGGAATAAGCAGACCCCGAACGATCCAAAGAACCTGAAGCACAGGCTTGACTCTGACAGTATAGTCAATCTTGACGGGATTAAAGTTCTTGAAGCCTACTCAAGATACATGGTGAACAAGGCTTATATGAATCCCGTGGCGGAGAAGCTTGCCAGGGTAGGGATGAAGATCAATCAGCTTCATGGCAATAAGATGGGGGACAGCTTCATTAAACATGCGAAGTATATTTCAGGTGACATTGACCCTATTCCCGGGCAGCACTTCCTTACCAAGACTGCAAGGAACGTAGCTCAGGCCATGCTGGTTGGTAACTATTCAACCTATATTACTCAGCTCTCAGCCCTTGATGGCATTATAGCAGAGGCGGGATTTGTGAGGGTACACAAGACTATCAAAGAACTCATGGATAATCCGGCGATGTGGGAAGAAGTAGTAGACGGTTCTGCGGTTCTTACAGCGAGAAGAGGGGCGGGAGATATATCCATAGTGGATCTCCAGAACTCTTTGCAGCAGGGACTCAGGAGAAAGATAATAGAGAAGGGGATGTATCCTATACAGGCTCTTGACATGATAGCAGCAACTATAGGGTGGAAGTCCTTCTATGACCAGGCTGTTTCAAGAGGGATGAGAGACGGGGATGCCAGGATTTATGCGGATGACATGGTAGTGAAGACCCAGGCTTCTGCCTCAAGAGTAGACTCTCCTCCGGTTATGAGGAACGCACTCGGGAAAAACGTCTTTACTCTTCAGACTTTTGCTCTTAACCGATTTGACTATCTTGTTTCAGATGTGTTTGGAGTACAGCCAGTGTATCAGTTTATGCAGAGGGTGGATGACCTGGATTATGCTCAGGAACTTGCAGACAGGAACGGATGGATAGTCGAGAAGCTCAAGGACGGGAAACATGGCTATGCGGTCTATGATCAGAGGAAGGCTATCGACTATATGGAAGCCACGAAGAAGATGGCTAAACTGTTGATAGTCCAGACTATGTTTAATGCGATGTACGATAGCCTTGAAGAGGTACAGCCTTTACCGTTGGCTAAGCCTAACCCTGATATGCTCGGAGCATACAATGAGAGAAGATATGGACAGTCAACTGTAGGGCTGGCAGCGGGGGGAGCCAAAAAGGTATCAAGACTTTCTGACTCTGAACAACATCGAAGGGCTCTTTGGGCTGCTGCTCAGGAAGGATTCGAACATGTTCCGGTAGCTTCCAGCTTTTTCAAGTATAATGATTCCATGGTTGGAGCTCCTGTATCAAAGGTTATAAGCGGAGGCAGGAGACTCGGGTATTTCGCAGAGACAGGCAACCCTATCACGGGATTGCAGGCTGCGAACGACTTGACAACCTTGTTGGGGAACCCTTTATATGCTCCTCTCAGCAAGATTCTGACAGCTTTCAAGAGGCACGAACAGATGGAAGATCAGATTAATTCGAGAAGAAAAGAGGACGAGAGGATTTTCAAGAAAAGATATAACAGCGTACGGGATTCGAGAGGGTCTTCAAGAGGGAGCCTGAGAATCGAAAGATAAACCTTAAAATCGAATGATGAGGTAGGATATGAGACAGCACAAGGGAAGTATAGTCGAGGTGATAACCACGGCTTATGAGATTGGATTGAATGTACCGCAGTATTATTTCCAGAGACACTACGAAGAAATGAAGGAAGTTCTCGATGGCCATGAGATGGTGGTGGTATCACCTATGTATTTCATAAAGCCTTCCGGAGTGGAGTTTAACTATACGGTATTCTGGACAGGGAGCAAATTCCGTGGCGGGTATGTAACCATTGATAACAATTACACAGGGGTTGGCAAAGGACAGGACCTGAAAGGTAGTGCCAGAACTATGGTAGCCTTACATGTTCCGGAAGTCAAGAGGGCCCTCAAAAGGGCGGTCCAGGCGGACAATCCCGTATGGCTCAGCATAGATCTGATATATGATGGAGAGAAGATTTACTTCTGGGGCTATGGGGAACTGGATGTGGATATGATCGGCAAGCTCACGGGGATAGACATAGAGGAATTATCGGAGAAATTTGTGGCAGGGGACAAGGTAGTAAAGCCTGAAGGTTTCGTGGCCAAGGGGATGATAATGCCGGATGGTTTCTTTGTGATTTCCGAGGTGGAGAAGAGTGTGACTGCTGCGTGGAAAGATTTCTACCACAGGGCCTCGATGTTAAAGAAGACCCTATGGTATAATGAGGGGCTTGACGGGTTCATGAGGAAGGGATACTCAAAGCTTATTGGTTCCGGAAAGCTCTGACATAATTTTATCTATCACTACTGCGACAGCCTCAGGCTTTTTGAGAATGTTGAATGAGGAGTTGCAGGACAGTGAACATGTGGTTGCAAGGTTAAGAGGGTGGTCAAGGATGTTATCCTGAAGCCACCTTCTGGATCTATCCGGAAATATTTTCTCCAGCATATCCAGAGCTTCCACAGTGTTGGCAATCCTATGTGCGATCTGTAAGTGTTGTGGTCCTGGAGTAGCTTTGCATCTTTGGCAAGTATAAAAGTCCCTGATTAAAACCTGTTCCCTGATGTCCTTTTTCATTCGTCCTCCACTATCTTTATTATTGCTGCGAATGTTCCGTTGACAACGGCGTGATTTTTAGATACAACAATCAGCCTATACATCAGATCCCTCCTATCAGTCTTAACTTCAACTTCTGTCTGCCGTACTCAGCTATGAGTAAAGCCTCAGCCACTCCATCTAACATCCCTCCCTTCTTTCCGTAGATTAAGTCTTTAGATTCAGGCCATAGCTTCAGGCACAGATCCATTGACTTTTGTTTATCCTTGGATAACTTGAAGGCACTCTTCCATACCTGAGGAAGGACTTCAATGGTTTCGATATTAAGTATTGATAATGTTGATACATACCACCCGTAATTGTACCCGTGGTTAAAGATGGAAGTTATCCCCTGATTGTGTGATGGAAAAGATTTCTCTATACAGCAGTAAAATGTTTCCTCCCTTTCGAGGATTACGTTCGATATAACCATGGCAAGATTCTTTTTTTCTGGCATAGGGAACGCCTTGTAAAGCTCTCCTCCGTTGTGTATAAAGGCGACCCCGCCATTGGCTCCAGGATCTATTCCTATTATCATTCTTTTAACCTCAGCTTCTCAGCCAGTGATTCAGCCTCGTCCCAGAATCTTTTCAACTGCTTGAATGATATACTTCGTCCGTCATATATCCTGTAAAGGTATTCAACCCTGCACCCCATGTGTCTGGCGAACGTGGCTACCCCGAGTAGTCGTACGTCCTGCTGCAGAAGGGCAACACATCTCATCCTCTGCTTCGCTGTTTCCTCCATCAACCTTTCAAGTCTTTGAAGCTCTTTATCTTTTCTGCCACTCATTTGTTCCTCCTTGTCCGGATTACCCGCCGGACTCGGGATTGAATAAGCCGTTTCAAAAATACATAGTGTCTTTTTATCTCATTGTGATGTCCTAATGATTTTTATTGCCGTCGTTCCTCCTTTCGGGTGCATATCAGACGGTTTATATATCCTTACTTATGTTAAGAATATACGAACTTTTGTTCAGACAATATATGTTAGCGGAAATAACCGCCTAACTATTTTCATCACAAAAATCATACCATTGATTTAACGCATCTTCTTTTGTATCACATATTATCAAGCACCATAATGCCCATTTTTCAGTATCACATACCCCACCATCCGCATAATCATATTTACTCCAATCTCTTGGAGAAAATGCCATAATCTCATTAGCAAACTTTATACGTGATTCATAACTCCAATCATTGTACTTAATCCAATTCGGTATATACCCTCTTTTGCCAATTTTTACACTCATATTCTCCTCCTTTTTTATTCCGGCGGCTACATCCGCTAACACAGAGTATAGGCTTTGGGGTTTCGCCCACATTGGCTATCGCCAACGTCCTATACCCTGGAAAAGTTAGACATAAACATTTTTTTGTTAGCTTTGTCAAGTAAAAAAACTGTCATCGGCTGGCCCGTTATGACAGTTTTTTATTGTGTTGAATAGCAAATTAAGGTAGGTATAAGTTAAATCTATTCCGTGAGATTGTCAACAATTTTATTCAAAGACTGTACCACATTCTTTCCTGAAAGCTTTATACATCTCATGTTCAAGGAATTCTATGTAGCTCCTGAACTGCACCTTAGCTTTTAACATCAGCAGCTCTACTTTCTGCCCGTCATCGAGGGACATGGGCTGGAAGGCGAATTGTTTAGAGACATAGTTGAACTTGTTGGATTTCTTTGTGCTATCAAAGTATTCCTTGGCAAGCTCATTTCCTATTTTGTTCTTAACCATTCCGTCCATTATCTCTCTTCCAGTGTAGACTAAGGCATCCCCTATGGCAGTTATATCATTCCGGACTTCATTGAATTTCTTTTCAGTGTAGATGTCCGGGATAACTGTCTTAGCTTTATTGTAGTACCCTATAGGATCTGGATTGTCCCTGTAAAAACAGTGAGGACACTTGAGGCTGTAAGCTCCATGGTCCAGATCAACGTACAGATTTTGAGGGCTGACTATGATTAAACAACTTTCGCATTGCCCATCGGCAAGATCAAGATTTTTGTTTAACATCTTTCCCCCTTTCCTTGTCTACCTCCTCGTGATATGGACATCTCTTTTGGAAAATTTCGTTACATTTTGCACCATTGAATTTCTTGCAGACATAAACCTTTGTCAGTCTGCCGTAAATCTTTACCTCCTGCACTTCTGCGTTCTTACAATTAACCATCGCTACCTCCGGACTGTTCGTATTTCTTCAGCTCTGCTGCTGACATGAATCCTTTTTTCCTGTACTGCTTCGCTTCTCTGCTCATCTTCTCCTCTATCCTGCCCTGACAGAATCCGAAGAAGTCATTCTCTACTGCCTGCACGAATTCCTTTAACTCATCGTGTGTCATTGATGAGGCTGACTTGATATACATTCTTGATACCGCTACTCCGTTGTCCAGCTCCAGTCTCTGACATTTTCTCCTGTGCCTTACCGGAATATCGAGCCATGTTTCAACTTTTTCCATGGCGTGTTTTTCTTTGAGAGTGAAGTATATGTCCTCCTTCCTGTCCCCTATGAATTGAGCCATAGATGTGAGAAGATAACCGTGGAGATATTTATAAAGATAGTGTGCTGGTCTATTTATTACAGTGATCTCTATGTCGGCCATACCTTCCTGAAATTGTGCGACATGTTCCAGTAATTTCTTCTCAAGGTGCAGGACCCCGTTGATTATTCTACCCTCTCCTTTCATAGAGCCTCCTTACACTTGTGTAATTTCTTAGCCTGTGCTTCTGTTAATTCCGGTGCTTCTACCTTCACCTCCCTCCCGCATTTAGGGCATACGAATTTAACCTGATTCATGATCATTCCATCCAGTGTATTTTTTTAATGTACTTGAAGCCGTGTACCTTCCCGACAGATCCCTTCCTCTGCTTAGCTACTGAACAGCAGGGGATTTCCTCTCCTAAGTTTTCTCCAGGAGTACCGTAGAAAAATATAACCGTGTCCGCATCAGATCCGAATGACAGAGACCCTCTGAGATCCTGTAATCCTGGGGCCCTTCCGTTATTCATTGAGTCCTTGTTGATTTGGCTGAGTGCGATAATAAGGATTTTTTCCTGACGTGCCACCTGTTTGAACTTCCGTGACAACTCCTCATAGGCATTGGTCTGCGTGCCCTTTGTGTTGAGTCCGGGAATTATCTGTGCGTAATCTATTACCACGCATTGCAAGTTATACTTGCGGGTCATCCTGCGTATGTATGGGAACAGGTCCCGTGCCATTAAGTGCTGGTCACATACCCTAAGAGTGAGGCTTTCCTGTAACATCCTCTTGGCTGCTGAGATCTTCTTAGCCTGATCGAAGTTAAGGTTGTCTGTTGTAATCAACTTTGAGTCTATGCCTGTATATCTGGAAATGATTATATCGTGGAGTTCTTCCGTGTCCATTTCATAGGAAATAAACAGGGAGTTGGGTGTACGTTCTGCTATGAGAAGTGAGGCTGTAGTCTTTCCCATTCCAGGAGATCCTGCTATACAGACATACTGCCCTCCTCTGAATTCCGGTACGATTTTGGCAAGAGAAGGGATAGGATTTTTAATCCTAAGTACCTGTTCAGCCATTTCCTTTTGAGTCTTGACCATTAAGTTAGCCATTGATTGTGCGTCATCCACCACTGAGGAAGAGTAGTGGTTGTCTATAAAGGTTTCCACTGTCTCTGTAAACAGCTCCTCCTCTCCTGCCGAGGCGTATGTCAACATGTGCTGGATAGGTGATACTGCTTCGGCCATCTTTTTAAATTTAGTATATTGTGAGTATAGAGTTCCGAAATCCCCGTAGTGTTGAGCCACTACGAGGTTTAAGAAATATCTTTTAATCTCCGGACTGATCCTGTTTGCGATAGCTGTTACTGATACTTTCCTGTCTTCTGTGACCACTCCGAGTATAGCCCTCCTGATTTCCTTATGTTCTACTTTCAGGAATTCTCCTTCGTCCATATCGCATAGGGCCTCAGCAGCTTTGTGATTGAACATGGATATATTGAGGAGCTGTGATTCTACTTCAATGGCCTTGAGATAACTGGCCGAGTGATGCAAGTTTGCTTGGTTCATATGGCCTCCGTTCTTTGAATTCCTCTTGCTTAGCTTTGTTCCACTGGTTGACGGGCCGAAAATAACCCGATACTCTGCTGTAAATTTCTGCCGGAATTTTTAAATTTGCTGGTGTACGTTGATTCATCGTGAAATTACCGTTTCCTTTTCATAAATTTTTACCCCGGGGATTTCCCTGAGTCCACTATCAACGGCCTCTTTCAGAAGCTTTGGATCTGGAGAACAATATTTGTATGGAACCTGAGATGGATCTTCAATTTCAAATACCCACCTCTTAGATATTGATGTGGTAGAGTTCTGAGATTTAATTGATCCGGTTACGATTGGTTTCGCCAAGGTTCTGTTGATTTTCTCCTCTTCCCTGATTGCCTCGTTGAGCATATCCTCATTCTCAAAATCACTGGCGAGTGCCAGCTTTCTTTCCTGTTCTGCTCTTAACTTTGCAGCTTCCTCCTCTCTTCTCTGCTCCTCCTCTTTGCGTTTCTTCTCAGCGGTTACTCTGTGATAGGGGAGAATTTTCTCCTGTTCTATCATCCTCTTGAGTGACTCAGCCTGAGCCTTATAGGGACGGAAGACATCCCTTATTTTTTTTATGGTATCGTTTAACGGTTTTGTAAACTCTTTTTCTTTGGCCTCAATATCTTTTTCGTGGACCTTAACCTGTTTAAGAATATCGGACACTTGAGCCAGACTCTCCTCTGAGTCTACTACCATGGCTGATACTGTGGTCTGTACTGCTGAAAGTTTACTGCTGATTTCCTTTTCTGCCACTTCATAATTCATTCGTAACCTCCGTATAGATTCAATTTTAAGGGCATTTAGAGGCACGCTATGGCGTTTTAAATCCCTTTCCGTAGATCAGGATACCTCTAAACGAACATGCCCTTATTTTAAGAGTTAAAAACTTGACTAACAAATTTAGAAGGGACTAACAATTTCCTTTAGAATATCAAGGTCTGTCCACGCACAGTCCCAGCATTCAGGTGGTCTCATATCAGACTCGCACTCCATGGTGGCCCCGCATTTCGGACACTTGATCGTTGCCTTGTACCCTAAGTGAATCTCTCCAAGGACCTTAATCAATACTGTAGTTGCTGACATGGATAGCTCCATCCTGCTGCATGATTGCCCCTACTGCTATATCTTTGTCCCCGACCTTTACTATTGCCAGCTGATTACCACTTCCCTTAGGCGGGAGTTCATACAGTTCTACTGACACCATCATCGCTTCAATTTCTTCGAGCGATAGCTTATGTGCCATTACATAAGGGAGTAACAGGGCACCTATATTATTATCTACTGCTTCCCGAATAAGGTTTTCATTGTGTATTTTTCCCGCTTCATCTCTTTCCATATGTCGATCTCCTGTTGGGTTATTTGATATTCTGCTTTAACTTCTATGAGTCTTGACAGATACAGGTGGACAAGATCCCTCACTATACCTCTGAATAAATGATAGTTGCCTGTTGAGTGGCCGAGTGATAGAGTCAGAAGCCTTGCCAGTATCTTGAGGCTCAAGGGATTTTCACATGTCAGTCTGCGGATAGGCTTGAGTTTGAACCCGAAGACTATAGTGATATAGGGGATAATGTTTTCCACATCGGAAAGCTCCTCCACTATATGTTCCCTCTCCCCTTCTTTGAGGGCCTCTGACAGCTCTCTGATTTCCTCAATACACTTTTCGATCTGTACTTTCTTGCCGTTCTTCAGCAACATGAGATAGTGGAATGGACCTGTATTCATTCTTCCTCCAGTATCTGGTAAAGTCTATCGACAATTTCATCTGGTGGGACAATAAGATTTCCTTCATTATCTTTTGAGGCAGAGAGGACATCCATTATCTGATCTCTATCTCCGTCTCCTACAGCTACGAAATTTATGGGGAAGTATAAAGTTGTATGTCCACCGCTTGAAGACCTGAATATACAGGTCAAAGATTTCCCATGGTCTTTAGGGTCATGTATTACAAAACACTTCCTTTCTCCAAGGTGTTCTATTCCCCATGTCAGAAGCTCCTCATTACTTGCCACGACTCTTGCTTTTAATAGCTTCATTGCAACCTCCTGATATTTTATTATAAATTTTTTCAGCTACTACTGATAAGATTTCCACATCATCTTCTTCGATTCTTTTAAGCAGCACCATAGTATGATCTTTCTTCCTCGTTCCCAGTTGGTACCCGAAAATCAGACAGTTTACGCATAGCAGTATAGTCAATGCGATGTACTCCATGTTAATCCTCCTGTTATTTATACATAATCTTTAAAGGCTGGTTGTTTAGGGGTGGAGAGTATCTCATCTTCAAACAATCTGTTCTTCAGGTATCTTTCAGGATCTTTCCTGTACTTAGGATCAGGTCTGTCCTTAACATAGGCTGATACTTTATCTACAGCTACCCGTTGATCGTCTGTGGATAACTTATTCCACTCTTTTATTGTGTTATTCTTTCCTGTCTTTTTACCGTAAGTGTCCCAGAATTTCTCAAAGAGTATAGGACTCTTAATAGATTCTTTTTTCTTTACAGGCGGGGGAGATATATTTTCTTTATCTTTATTTAATACTTTCTTTTGTGTGTCCCTCTCAGGCACCACCCCCCGTCCCTCTGGGGCACCACCCCCGGTCTCTCTCAGGCACCACCCCCCGTCCCTCTGGGGCACCGCTTCTGCGGGTGGGTAGGCAAGGGTGTATTTATTAGTGGTCTTGTTGTCGTCCACTCTATCTACAACAATAACACCCATATCCTCCAGCTCTGTAATGGATCTTAGTACAGAATTTTTTGATAAACCAGTGTGTTTAACTATTTGGCTGACACTTATACTATCAACTTCTTTATGCCAGCCTATAGTTTTTCTGCAAATAAGCATGATAACCTTGAACCCTATGTGCGAAAGCTTGTCCATGTTATCGAGGAGATCGTTTGGTATCTGTGTGTGTGTTAGCCGATTTGTTAGCATTAATTTCCTCCCTGTCTATGTACTCCAGCATAAGCTTGGTGAAGAGCGATGTCATTGATATTTCCCTATCAAAACAGAATCTTCTTATCCGCTTATGTTCTTCCGAAGTTACATAGAGTTGAATAGTTTTATCTTTCATGTATACACCTCTTCATGAGTTCAGTTATTTGTCAATACTTTTTTTATCATACTGCTCGAGATACTGCTCTACTGCCTTGTTGATCTGAAAGGTAACACTGGGCCCCTCTGTTTCCTTTATCTCATGGAGCCTGTTGAATACTTCCGTTGGTAAAGCTAAATCAAACTTGGTTTTTTTCTTCACTGCTATCCTCCTATCAGTGTTATTATTTTCCTTATGATAACCACCGACCACCATATGGTGGCCAGCAGTCTGAATCCTATTGAGTCAATGTCAGAAAGGGATTTGATCATCGCTGAATGGATCATCGAACTCCCCCTGTCTATCATCAGCGAACGGATCACTTGGAGCAGACTTAGCTGGGGCTGGTTTACATTCCCTGTCCTTCATTTTCCCGAATGTCCATTCGTTGATGACTATTGTGGTATATTTTTTTCCCTCATATTCCTTCTGAGATAACTCTCCGGAGACAATTATTATCTCATCCCCTTTAGCGAAATACTTTGCGATATTCTCAGCTGACTTTCCGAAAGCACCGCACTGCATGTACACGGTCTTCTTATTGTCCCCGAATCCCAGGTTACTGGCGATAGAGAATGAACACCACGTCTTATCCCCATTGTACTTGCCTGTCTTGATCTCACCTGTGATGTTGCCACTCATAAACACTTTGCAAAAACTCATCCTTTTACCTCCGGTAAATATAATCCGAACGACTCACGTTCGTTGGCGTAGCAGAAGTCCCTGCGTACACAATACATACACTGCCAGTCCTCTAATCTAAATGATGCCTTTCGGCGTGATGTTTTCGACATAACCACTCTACCTCCAAGGGTTTAGAATAATCAGGATGGTGAGCTTCTGCCTTTGGGTCACCACAAACCTGACAAATACTTCTCTCTACTCTCCCCATTTTGATTTCGTGATTGATCTTGTTGCGAGCTTTAAATTTTTCAGGATATTTTTCTCTACTTTTTTTGGTAGACTCAGCTATCCTGTCAGCCCTTTGCTTTGCCGATTCTTTTATTTTACCTTTGTTCTTCTCGGCATATTCTCTTTGCTTCTCCCGCAGCTTAGCTCGATTTTTCTTTTTAAACTCCTTGTTCCTTATTCTCCTCTTTTCTTTTTCTTCTTCGTTGTTTAAGAGCCAAGCCCTTACACGGGCTCTACGCTTATCAGGATCATCTGTCTTTTTCACTCTCAATCGATGACAATTTTTACACCAAGAGTATAATCCATATCCTTTCCTTACGTAGAATTCTTTTTCATCCTTGAGCTTCCCACAATCCGTACACTGTTTCATATTATCCTCCTCTGTCTATGTACTTATAGTAAATACATATCTTTCTGTCAAGAAAATATTATTTTCTTTCCGGAAGATAAAGCCCGAAGGATTCTCTTTCTTCTTTGTAGCACAGATCTCTTCGAACACAGTATAAGCAATTCCAGTCACTTTTGTACTTGACACCGTTCCTCTGGATAGTAGCCTTCACCTCTCCATCAGCCACTATGGCACTGAAATCTCTTGGTGGTAGAATCTTCTGATCAACACATGATTCTATGTGAGCAAACTTATTGATCATGTGTGCCTTAAAGTGATCCAGTTCCCGTTGTGTTTTCTTGATTACAAACTCAGATCTCCATAGAGTATCACGTGCTATGTAAATCATGTTGTATTCGGTGACCCCCTTGTCTATCATGTAGCACATAGCCTGTTCCACATGTTCCTTCTGCGGACCGTTGTACTGGATAGCTTTGGTACCCTGTCCCCATGTAGTCTTGACCTCAGCCCTCTGTAGCCCGTCCATTGCTTGAATTGTTATGTCAATGTACCCGTGGACCGGATGAATTAAAGGGCTTGCCTCGATAGTAACCTCCTCCTGTTCAGTAACCTCGTACCCCATTTCCTTCAGGTAACCTACTGCCAGGAGTTCTACTGCCTTGCCCATTTCCATTCTCCATATGGATTCAGCATTTCTCGGGTTAGTTATCGGAGCCTTCATCCACCTGTAATAGATAGCCCTGTTACATGCGGACACTTCGGAAGGGTGATGAGACTTCCGTACTTTGGAAGCCTCGTTCTCATAATCCCTGTCCTCTAAGTAAGTATCAATTTCCTTTAGAATTTTCAAGGATCTCTGCCCTCCTGTTTTTAATATCAGCGTTGTACTTTTTCTGATCGTCAGCACTTAGCTTTGTGAAGATAGCCCTGAGCTCCTCTTCTGTTCCAGCCTTCTGGATAGCCAGTAAAACTATGTCTTTTCCTGAACCCTTGTTGCCGTCATCATCCGGCTCAGCTATCAGACCGCATAGCATCATAGGCTGTACCCTCCTCATGTAAGTAGTGGCCCCGATAGTACCCTGCGGATCTTCCTTAGCCTTAGTGCCCATCCATTCGGATTCAACTGATCCATTCTCTGACAGCCAATAAGTCTTGACTTCAACCTTCCCATCAGTCATCCTTGCCTCTTGAACAATGATAAAATTCTTAACTGCAAACTGTTCTTGAAGCGAAGGTAAAACCTCTTCGAGCGGAGCGTACATGTTTTTGTAGTGAGGGTTGACTCCCGTCTTCTTCGGGTTGTTAAGATCCCTTACCACTTCGATCCAATCTTTTCTTACTTCTTCGTTACTGAAAATCATTTGCGACCTTCCTGTTTTTTAATTATTAAATCACCAAACTCTGACACATAGATGTCGAGTTTGTCTCCCAGTTTGATACCACTGGCTGAAGTGAACTGCCTCGGCAAGGTTAACTCAACCGGAATTCTTCTGATTGTTTTTGTGCGGATCTTGAGTATTTTCATTCCCTCTCCTTACCATGTGATCGGTGTGTCCGTAGGAACTGACAAGTCCCATGAAGTCTTTAGTGTGTCCGTACTTGCCAGATTCTGCCAGTATAACATGGGCTATCTCATGTTCAAGAACTATTTTAAGTGCATGAGAAAAATTATCTGGTTTTATACCCATGAATACATAGCCTTCTTCATACATCTGTTTAATCATTTCCGGATAGAAAACTATCTCATGTTCACCTCCTGTAGTTTTTACACTGGCCGTGTAGTTGACAGGCTTTCCTTCCCCTCTTCTGAATTTAATTTTCAATGTCACCTCCTATAATTTAAAGACTTATGTAAGCCCCTCCGTAGAGGGGCAACATAAAACTTCAAACTGTCCACTGATACCGTTGTCCGCAGAGTATCTCCATGTTTTCAGCGATCTGCCTGATAGCATAGTCCATGTAGATTGCCTGACCTGAAGTACATCTACCCCATATGTTTTCCTGTTCAAGTACAGGGTGGCCCATTCTTTTAAGCTTATCGACAAGAAAGCTGCTGACTATCCACCACTCAAAAATTTCGGCAGGTTCAGAATCCATGTATTCAATCTCAGTAATGTCATCTTCAATGTCTGATCTTAACTCAAGTAGTTCTTCAAGTTCACATTCAAGATCATTTATGTTGGCTCTTATTTCCTTTGACCGGAGAACTATTCCTTCAGCCTCATCATCATCGAGTTGATCTTTGTACTCTTCAATTTCATTTTCCATGTCAGAAATTTGATTGTCAAGTTCTTCAATTTCTTCGTTTAACTCATCAAGTCTATCGAGCTTGTCCTGAACTGAACCGCCATCAAAGTTTCTTTTTTTTCCGCAGTATTCAGGGAATGTCCAGAAGTTTGATATATCGTCCCATGTGAAGGGGGCGTCTCTATCATCTTTACTCAGAATGTATTCGGTCATCCAGTTAACACTACAATAGATATGTTTATCGACAAACTTTCCGCAAATCTGCTGATCAATTTCATTCTTCATGGATTTAAAACCACCGAAGAATTCCAGCATGTTATCAACCATCTTCATATGTGCCTCCTTAATAATTTTCTGCTTCAAAACGTGTGATAAAAAAGTGTATGCCATTACTACACTCGTCCCACCTGTTATCATCCCATGCATCAGGCTTAATTATCTCACCTTCTCTGTATTCTGTTTTATTATCATGTTGCGATATACCAACTGGTGCACCGATTACTTCTAATACCTTCGCATATTCTGCCCTGCATTTTCTGCCTGTTGCGTTACTGCGTTTTGCCTCTGTCGGTATTTCGAGCTTAACTATTACATTATCTCTGCATTTCTTCCAGCCGATGATTGTACCTTCCGGACAAATAGATGTGTAAGAAATAAGTATATCCTGCATTTTATCAGCGTCTTTAACACCTCTAAGGTCTGCACCTCTAAAGTCTGCACCTCTAAGGTTTGCATCTCTAAGGTCTGCACCTCTAAGGTTTGCATCTCTAAGGTCTGCACCTCTAAGGTTTGCATCTCTAAGGTTTGCATCTCCAAGGTATGCACCTCTAAGGTCTGCGTCTCTAAGGTATGCACCTACAAGGTATGCATCTCCAAGGTTTGCACGTTCTCCACCTTCTTTACCCTTAATCCATTTTAAATGCTTATCAAGTATTTCTCTTAATTCTTCTGCTTCCATTAACGTCCTCCTATCAGGTATTTATAAGCCCTCTTGAATCCACCGAAGACTTCAACCTCATTGTTACGAGTGACCATGAACAGGTCACCCGCCTTCTCTATAGTAGCAGAGAATTGAATAGTCTCCACTTTAACTATCTCACCCTTCTTGACTAAAGACTTAACAATTTTTTTCATAAGGTTATCCTCTCTGTTATTAAGTAGTCTGTCACTTCATGTCGAAATGTCACTTTCTGCAATGCATTCTGCTAATATTTCGTTGCTGTCTTCTCCATATAACTCTAATACTTCTTCAAGAGAATTATAATATGCAGAAATTTTTTCTTCCAATTCTTCTTTTGAATAATCATTAATATCAATATCAAAAAGAACAGCTTTTTCATAAACAAGAAATCTCGTATTGCTAATTTTTTTTACCCATTGATTAGTATCTGGGTCAGTACAATAAAAACCTTTTTCTTCAAATTTTTTCATCAAGTGCCTCCTCTACTGCGTTCATAAACATCTTAATGTCCCTGGCCACCCGTGCTTCTTTATTCTTAATGCGTACCATAACCTGATGGGAAAGGTCTTCAGAAATAACACTGCGTAGAGCCTCTTTTATATCCGGGGCAAGCGAGTGTTTAACTCCATCCGGCATTTCAAGTTCCACGATAAAAGTTATGTGATCCTTTCTCATGTCGGCATCAAAAGTCACATGCGGATTCCGGAACCTGTAACTCTCCAGCATCCTTTTCTCATACATGATAGTGTTAAAATCTTCAAAGCTTTTCATAGGTACACCTCCCTTTCATAATTTTCTTTTGTAAAAATCTGTCCGTTCTTTTCATAGAGCTGGTCACGAAGAGTTTTATATACATCATCCTTGACCCTCTCATAGTACATACCTTCAAAAAACCATGGAGTTCTCATTCTCTCCGATTCTTCCAAGGCTTCACGATATTCTTTAGACCACTCATTTGCACTTTCCATATGCAACCTGAATCTTATCTCCTGCTCTATTAGTTTGCTCTGAACCGTTGGATCTAATTCATCAAACTCATAGATTGTTATTGTTACTTGTACTTTCTGCATAAGCCCTCCTAAATTTTAATTCTTGTGATCTGCCTCAAATTGTTTGAGACAGAACATAAAAATTAACACCATCCAAGAAGATCGAGAACTGCAAACACTTGCCTATCGTCAAGATTAAACTTGGCTTTAAATTCAGCGACCGCATTGATGAGGTCCTCACCTTCTTTAGTTTTCAAAAACTTCTCGGCTTCGTCATAATTAAGATTATCCAGATTCATGAACGACCTCCTAAGATTGATTTTAAGGCTATTTAGAGCCACGTAGAGACGTTTTATCAGGGCAGGTAATACCTTTCACCCCAAGAACGAACATGGCTTTAATTTGCGTGATTTTTTTTAAATTATTGATTGACAATTAGTGAAAATTTGTAGAGAGTATTCAAAGTTTAGCGATCTTTCAAAACTCCTTCTCACTAATTAGCGGAGCGTACAATCCCGCCTGGCCGTGCGGTGACGTGCCCACGTCCAGCTGTTACACTGGTGGGTCAAGCACGCTTCAGGGCGTACAATCCCGTGTCCAAAAGTTCAGGACTACTACTCATTTGTTGGGTATTCACTCAGGTCTACTATACGGGTGTATAGTGGTTAATCCAGTCGATTTTATAGCTATAAAATGACTCTAATTTATTGGTCAATGACTAATAAACAGGATTAAAAAGTTGACCGACTTTTTACGGTCGGTCACTAATTTAACCCGATTTATTTTTTACTCTTTTTAGCGGTGGCAAGATCAATTAAGATATTCAGCTTGTATTCAAGACTGTCTATTCTTGCATTGACATTGACAAGCTCGGAGCTTTCCACTTCAGCTAATTGCGTAACAGGCTCGAGCCTATTAAGACCCTTGCTGTTATCCGCCCTCAATGGCACGCTTGATACATTTTCAGGCTTGACCCTAACTGCTTTACTTCCAATCAAAACCGCCTTGTAATACCGGACTATACTGTTATTATTGACAAGCAATAAAGTAATTTCCTGTCCGGTTTTGTTCTCAGCCTGTGCTTTTTTACGTGACATAATCTTGACTGTGTTATGTCCAACCGGCACTTGTAACGCCACTAATTTTAGAGTCAATTCATCTTCAATAACCCTATCATTAATAGTGCATAAAGAAACGGGCTTGACCTTGTTAAACTTTTCAATGTCGTCGATGCCAATAGCTGACAAGCAAGAGGCAAGAATCTTAAAAGACTTTGAGCTTAATTTTTTCATAGGGTGACACTCCATTTTTTTTAATCTATGCCCATAAATCGGTCTGGGCATGGGCTCAAAAAAATAGAAGTGAGTCGCTTTTTTGCGTCAATTTTCAAAGACCGTGATCCGTAAAGGATATATAAAACCACAAAATAGCTTTATGGCTTTATATCCCCTTTACAGGGGATTTTTAGCGGTGGCGGAAAAACACTACTTTCAAATTTTTGTCTTTGATTTTTAGCTCCCGTTCAATCTGTGACTTGTCATAATCTGCTGGCTCAAGCCCTGCAAACTGGACTATAGCAACGTCTTTTTCAATCTTTACGCTTTTGATTAGATACATTTTATAGCCTCCGTAATAGTGGTTTTAGTTGCCCCTCTTTTAACTGATATATGGATATTAATATATTTATCTGTATATGTCAACCATCTTTACAAAAAAAAAATGTCTTTTCAAAAAAAAAAGTGTATTTTTTCCGGTTAACCGAAAAAGCGGTTGTATTGGTATTCTTAATGTATGTATCAATAATATTTATATATAGAGTATAAGATATATAGCCTTTATTAATATATAATATTGGTTATTCTTATTGAGCTTTTCAGCATATTTTTAAAAAAGTAAAACACCCGTTTCCTATTCATTAATATTTTCTATATGGTGGATTAATAATTTTAATACTTGCCCATTGCCGTATATTTATAATATTGATACGGTATATTGACAATACTTATAAGACATAATACAGGGGGGGGTGGTCTGGAATTTTTAAGGGTCACACACATGGAATTACCTTTACACTGTGTGTCTAAATTTTTTGGAAGGTAGGGTTGTTGGTATTTCTTTAGTGGTATATATAGATATTTAATAGAT